ATCGAATTTTGACAACGATCTCGATACAATTAGCGAGGAAGTAGAGGAAGCACTCGCGGCAGATCTAACACGGGGCGGGCTGGCGAAAGATACCAGGATCGTGTCGTTCGATGCGGATTTCTCTGGCGAGGGCGATCAGCCTGTCGCCATCGGGAAAATAGGCGTGGAGATTCAATATGTCACCCTAGAGAACGCGGTGGATACTGCTGCATAAAGGAGAGCGAGAGATGGCAAAGCGAATACAGGTGTGGCCCCCAGGTGGTGGCGACCCCATTAAGATCTACGAGGCCGATGCGAGTCGCCTTGTAAATAATGGCTGGACAACCGAGCCGGTCAGTAAACCAAAGGCGAAATCGAAAGATCGAGCCGCTACGAAAGCCGAAACGGAGGCAAATTAAATGGCAACATTAACGGGCAACAGCGGGACCGTTAAAGTCGGAGCCAACGCGATAGCGGAGATCCGATCTTTTAGCGTAGACGAGACTGCGGATACCATCGAGTCGACAGCAATGGGCGATACATACAGGACGTTCGAGGCTTCTTTAAAAAGCTGGAATGGATCGGTTGATGTATTTTTCGACGATACTGACACGAACGGACAAGTCGCTCTCACAGTGGGCAGTTCGGTAACTGTCAACTTCCAGGTGGAAGGTAGCACGACGGGCGACCACTTGCTTTCGGGGACGGCTCTTGTAACCAGCAGGACCATCAACAGCTCTTTCGATGGCCTGGTCGAGGCATCATTGTCTCTCCAGGGCGACGGCGCGCTGACTGAAGGAACCGTGAGCTAATGGCTGCCGCGAAATCGCAGTCGAGCGCAATCCAGCGAGCGACGGAACATTTCAAGGCAAAGCCGTTAAAGCGTATCGAGATCGAGGAGTGGGGCGACGAGAATGGGCAGCCGATGGTTGCCTATTCGTCGCCCTTTACTCTGAAGGATCAAGGTCGCTTGCAGTATTTGACGGAGAAACAATCGGCAGCGGATACCCTGGCGGAGCTGCTGATAATGAAACTGGTCGATGATAATGGCGATAAGCTATTTACGATTGACGACAAAAACGCGCTGCGGAACGATGTCGACGCTAGTGTTGTTGCGCGCATTGCGAATCAGGTGATGTCAGGCGATGCCGAGGCGCTTGAAAAAAACTAAGAGAGTCGACGGACAGGCGCTTTCGTTTTGTGCTGGCCGAAAAACTGGGGATGACCGTCTCGCAGCTTGAAGCCGAAATGTCTGTCGACGAGTTTATCGAATGGTCGGTATTCTTCACCATGCAGGATGAGGACTACAAGCGCTCGCGCAAAGAGGCGATGAATGGCAAACCAAACCGTTAAAGTTGTTTTTGAGGGCAAGGACCAGACATCGAAGGCCATCAATTCGCTTAAAGGCAATCTGAACAACGCCACGAAAGCAATTGATCGCATCAAGGGCAGTCTAGGGGGCATGACGGGCGCCCTGGGTGCTGCCGCTGGCGTGGCCGGGTTCGGCTTGCTGGCGAAAAGCGCGCTCCAGACCGCCGACTCTCTTGGCAAAACCGCAACAAAGCTCGGCGTTACTTCCAATCAACTGTTTAAATTTCAAACCCAGGCAGAGCTTGCGGGCATTTCTACGCAAACGGCAGACATGGCCTTGCAGCGCTTTACTCGGCGAACCGCCGAGGCCGCTGTCGGCACTGGCGAAGCGCAGGGGGCTTTGAAAGAGCTGCGGCTCGATGCAGCAAAACTCCAAGCGCTGCCGCTAGATCAGCGAATGAAAGTGCTGGCCGATGCATTCCAAGAGGTCAAAAGCCCGGCGGATCGATTGCGCTTGGCGTTTAAGCTATTTGATAGCGAAGGCGCCGCAATGGTTAATATGCTTGAGGGGGGCAGCGAATCGCTCGAGGAAACTGAGCGTCGAATGAAAAAGCTGGGGATTACGATTGATCGTAAAGCAACCCCGGAAATTGAGGATTTTAACGACACCGTTTTTTTATTGGGCAGAAGGGTCCAGGCATCAATGATCAATGGCCTGGGCAAATCGGTCCCGGTTATGGAGAAGGTTGCCGACCGGCTGGCAGAGATGGCGGTCCCATTGACCGGGGACTTGCTCGACGGACTTGATTGGCTGCTAAAAAATCTAAGCAAGATAACGCGAGCCTTTAAGGTGCTAATTGCGGCTATGGTGGTTGCCAAAGTTATATCGTTCGCGGCGGCGGTCATTTCGCTGGTCAAGGCGCTGGGCGGCATGGCGGCAGTATTGGCGGTTCTGGCAAGCCCGGTTGCGCTATTTATTGCTGCGGCAGTCGCAGCCGCTGCCGCTATTTTTGCGTTTCGCGAGGAAATCGGCGACGCAATCGATTCTCTTGATGATTATCTGGGGATCACCGATAAAGTCGGGAAAGCGGTAAATTTTTTTAAGGGAATACTCGGAGACGCTGAGGATCAGGTCGATGACAACACTGACGCAACCAAGAAAGTCACGAAGGAAACAGACGACTTCGAGGAAGCGGTTGACAACTTAAACGATACTGTCGACAACACGGAGCCGGTTCTCGAGGAGTTTGGCGATACGGTTGATTATGTGGCGACCGAAGAAATCAACGCCACGGTCAGGACCGACGCATTCCGCGAAGCGCTCGAGGAATTGCGCGAGGCTGCGCGTACCGGCGCCGATGATATTTCTGACTTTGAATCAGAAATGGCAGAATTCAAAAATACCGTCGAGAATACCGAGGCGACGACCGAGGATTTCAACAACGCGCTACTGAACAGTATCGAAGAGCTGACCGGTGTGACGTTTGAGGCGCGGCGCGTTCGCGAGGAAATCGACAAGGTGAAGGCGTCAATCGAAGCGCTAAACAATGCTGAGGGCGATTTCACTAATGATCTGGCCGATTTGAATCGCCGCCTGGAGGAGTTGGGCGAGGAATTAGTCGAGGCGACCACGGCTGCCGACGGACTTACCGAATCGCAGCGCGAGGTTCTGGATGAGGTAAACAAAACCAAAACGGAGATAAAAGAGCTAAACGACAAGCTGGATGATTTGGATTCTCTATATAAGAAAGGCGCTATCAGCGCTCGCCAGTATCAGATTGCGACCGAAAACGTCCACTCCGAAATTAAGGAGCTAAACTCAGCAGATCTTACGCAATTTGAGCAGGCCGTTAGAGATGCGTTCGACGGCACTCCGCTCGAGGAGTTTTTGTCCGAGCTTGATGGTATCACCGGATCCGCCGGTTCGCTTGATGCGCTGGTCGTGACGCTAATTGGCGAGGGTGGTGTCAAGACCGCAATATCGAATTGCTTTGGGGTTGGCCCGGTCACTGATTTCGGCCAGGCAATAAAAGACCTGTTTACGGGGAACGGGTCGGCTCTCGGCGGGTTCGGGGCGGCGCTGGGGAGCTTAACCAGCGCATTCAGCGGGTTTTTCTCGAGTTCACTGACTAGTTTTGGCAACTTTAAAGACGCAATTGTCAGGGTTCTCGAGGACATCGCGGCGGCGGCAATTGCATCGGTGGGAATTAACTTCCTCAAAAACCTGATACCCGGCTTACGCGATGGTGGATCCGTTGATGGGTTTGCTTATGGCGGAATGGTCAGCGGTCCAGGCGGACCCCGAGCCGACGTGGTTCCGGCTATGCTGTCAAACGGCGAATTTGTCATGCAGGCGAAAGCCGTCGACAAGTTCGGCCTGGGATTCATGAGTCAACTGAACGATGGAATGATGCCAGGATTCGCGGCTGGGGGCGGCGTGGGCATGAAGGTGGGCAGAGTCACCGGGACAATTGGCGGTTTCCCAAGTATGGAAGAATTCATGAAATGGCTCCGAGGGCTTGGGTATAATGTTCCCAGGTTTTTGGAATACGATCCGGGTGGCATTACCCTAAACCCTTTCGGGCGGGTTCTGGAAAACCTGGAGCTGCTTATCATCGCAGCAGTCAAGGCGGCGACAAGCATGGCTGCGAATCGAATGGGGGGGACTCCAAGGGATTACGATGGAATGTTTGTCCCCGAGATTGCCGGCGGAATCATCTCGAAGGTTTTAGGGCCGATAGTGTCGGCGGGCAATTTCGATAAGGCGCAGGAGCTAAACAACGGTTTTGATTATGACGGGCTGGTCAGCTCTCTTTTCAATTCTCTATTGAACCCCATGCAAGATTTCAAATTGGGTATCGGCGATTTCAGTTTTGATAAGCAGGTTAAGGAATTATTTAACAACGCCAACGCGGTCGCGGGCGGCTCGCTGTTTGTTCAAGGCCGACAGTTCGGCGGACCGCTCGAGCGCGGCCAGGCGTCGATGGTCGGCGAGGATGGGCCGGAGCTGTTTGTGCCAAGCCGAGGCGGAACGGTATCCCCGATCAAGGGGAACAGCGTCGATTTGCAGCAATCCATCGACGATATGAAAGATGAAATCGTCATGTTGCGGCGGCAGCTCTCGAGGGAATTGAGTGGTCGCCGACCCGCTGGGGTCCGATAATGTCTGTCGCCACTACGCTCGCCGAGCTGGTCGCGAAGAGAAACGTCCAGCTCTCATACATTGCCATTCTGAAACCCTACGATGTCAGCGGTGCGAGTGCGCTGACGCTTTACTATTCCGA